AGAACTCTTAAGACGATGAGTGCGATACAAGCTCGTATCCACTATGCAATGAAGCAAGAGTTCAAGTTATTAAAAGACATCATCCGTGATTACACTCCAGATGAATATGGTTATGAGCCTGTAGAAGGCAACCGTATGGCTAAGCAATCAGACTATGACATGGTCTACGTGCTTCCAGTCTCCGATCCCAACGCGGCTACTATGGCGCAAAAAGTAGTGCAGTATCAAGCTGCTTTACAACTAGCCCAGACTGCTCCGCAGCTGTATGACTTGCCACTATTGCATCGCCAGATGCTAGACGTGTTGGGAATCAAAGATTATCAGAAGTTAGTACCTATGGCGGAAGACATGACTCCAATGGATCCAGTCGCCGAGAACCAGAACATTCTGAAACAAAAACCTGTCAAGGCTTTCATTGAGCAGAATCATCAGGCACACATTGGTGTTCATATGGCAGCGATGCAAGACCCGAAGATTCAATCTATTTTGGCAATGAACCCACAGATGGCACAACAGCTACAGATGACAATGATGGCTCACATCAACGAGCATTTGGGCTTTGAGTATCGCTTGCAGGTAGAACGTCAGATGGGTATGCAGCTGCCTCCAATGCCTAAAGACGGTGAGAAGCCTAAAGCTATGCCTCCAGAAATGGCTGACCAGATTGCTCAAATGGCAGCGCAAGCTTCACAACAGTTGTTACAACAAAACCAACAAGAAGCTCAAGCTCAACAGGCACAACAACAGATGCAAGACCCATTGATCCAAATGCAACAGCAAGAATTGCAGTTAAAAGCTCAAGAATTGCAACGTAAAGCAACCAAAGATCAAACAGATGCAGCTCTTAAACAAGAGCAAATAAATGTCGAACGCGAACGTATTCGTGCTCAACAACAAACCGCAGGAGCGCAAACAGCCGCCAAAATGGTTGCTGACAGAGAGAGTCGTACCGCTGCCGAGAAGGTAGAGGGACAAAAAGCGGGGATTGAGATGATTAAACATCAAACCACCCTTGCACATCAACGTGACATTGCTCAAAGACAGAAGGAGCAAACAAAGAAAGGTAAATAATGCAGCACGATAAAGTGGCAAACGTCTTAATTAAACAGATAGACGACAAAGTTTTGCAACTCCAAGAAGCTCTAGCCGACGGTAGGGTAGATGACATCGGGGAGTACAAAAAAGTGTGTGGCGAGGTGAGAGGTCTCCTTACTGCACGGAACTACATAACCGACCTTAATAAAGCAATGGAGAACTCGGATGAGTGACCAACAAACAGCAGTAGATTTAAGCAGGGCAGTAGATTTAAGCGCAGTACTCAATAAAGAAGCACAAGAAAGAGCGTCACAGCTACCTAAACCGCAAGGCTACCGTATTTTGTGCGCAATTCCAGAGTCAGAAGAGGCTTTTGACAGCGGTATTCTTAAGTCAGACGAGACTCGTAGGCATGACGAACTTCTAACAACCGTGTTGTTTGTGGTTGATATGGGTCCAGATTGCTATAAAGACGAGGAACGTTACCCAACTGGCCCTTGGTGTAAAAAAGGTGATTTTATTTTAGTTAGACCCAATGCTGGCACACGTCTGGTTATCCATGATCGTGAGTTCCGCATCATTAATGACGACTCCGTGGAAGCTGTTGTACAAGACCCACGCGGCATTAAACGCAAATTTATCTAGGAGATAAAACATGGCAGATAAAGACGATTTTAAGTTCCCTGACGAGATTGAAGAAGAAACTAAGGGTAAACCCGTAGATATGGACGAAGATGATGGTTCTTTGGACGTGGATATTGAGGTTATAGACGATACCCCAGCTGAAGACAGGAACGTAGACCCTTTACCAGAGGACATCAAAGAAGACTTAGAGTCTGCAGATAAGTCTAAAGACTACTCTAAAAATGTAAAGGATAAGTTTACACAATACAAAAAAGCTTGGCATGACGAACGTCGTGCAAAAGAAGCTGCGTTGCGCGAGCAACAAGAGGCTTTGGCAGCTGCCCAGAAGATTTTGGACGAGAACAAACGTCTAAAAGAAATGTTGCAGACAGGCGAAAAAGAGTTAATTAATACTTATCAGACATCTGCAGAATTGGAAGTTGCGCAAGCTAAGCGTAATTACAAAGAAGCTTATGACTCAGGCGATTCTGATGCTTTAACAGAAGCTCAAGAAGAAATGATGCGTGCTCAATTAAAACTTGACAGAGCAAAAAATTTCAAGCCTACTGTACAAAATCTTGAAAATGATGTACAAATACAAGTAAAGCAGTCCCAGCAACCTGCACAAATGGATGATAAAGTTGCTGAATGGGTATCACGGAACCCTTGGTACGTGGACCCAGACAAGAAATCTATGAGTAAATACGCTGTATTTGTTCATGAGGAACTTGAAGAGAAATTTGGCAGAGGATTTGTTGGTACGGATGAATATTTCAAACGTATTGACTCAGAAGTACAACGCAGATTCCCCGAGGAATTTAGCGACACTGAAGTAAAAAACGATGAGGAAAAACCTCAACGTACAGCAAAGCTAAGCACGGTCGTAGCTCCTGCAAGACGCAGTACATCTTCAAAAAAGATTGTATTGACGAAAACGCAAGTGGCTTTGGCTAAGAAATTCGGCTTAAGCCCAGAGCAGTATGCCCGTGAACTTAACAAATTGGAGGCCTAAAATGGCAACAAACAGATTACAAAGAGAATTAGAAAGTCGTACCCAGTCAGAGCGTCCAAAGCAGTGGTCGCAACCTGAACTCCTTCCTGAACCAGATAAGGAACCTGGCTATGCCTACAGATGGATTCGCGTTTCTACACTTAATCAGTCCGATCCTCGCAACCTCTCAGCGAAGTTAAGAGAAGGATGGGAACCTGTGAGATTAGAAGAGCAACCAAAGTTTCAACTGCTAGCTGATCCTCAAAGTCGTTATAAAGACAACATTGAGATTGGTGGGTTATTGTTATGCAAGACTCCTATTGAGTTTGTTGAGCAACGTAATGCACATTACCAAAAGCAAAGCGAATCTCAAACAGAGGCTGTAGACAATAATTTAATGCGTCAAAGTGATCCGCGTATGCCTATCTTTAACGAGAGAAAGTCTACAACGTCCTTTGGTAAAGGTGGTTAATTTTAATTTTTAGGAGATTTAAATGGCTTATCCAACCGTTTCTGCTCCCTACGGCTTACGCCCAATCAACAGCGTGGATGGCAAACCCTACGCTGGTGCAACCCGTCAGTTGCCAATCGCGAGTACTTATAATACTCCGATCTACTACGGTGATATTGTGGCTTTGGTCGATGGTGGCACTATTGCTCTATCAGGCGTTACAACCGACTCTACAACTGCAGCTGCTAACTACACTTATGGTGTATTTATGGGTTGTCAGTATGTAAATGGTCAAAGTCAAACTGTTCAAGCTCAGTATTACCCAGGTAATGCCGCAGCTACTTCAGCTATTGCTTATGTTGTTGATGATCCTATGGCTGCTTATAAGGTAGCTGTTGTATACGCTAACAGCGTTGTTACTACAGTTAACCAAAGCGTTGTCGGTATTAACATGGCAATTGACCAAGGTACTGGCTCTAACACCACTGGCGATTCTGGCTTTGGCGTTTTAGTTCCAACAGACAACTTAGGTAACGCAGCAACATTACCTGTGCGTGTTGTTGAAGTTGTACCTGCAACTGCTGTTAACACAACGGCCTTCACAGAAGTTATCGTGAAGTTGAACAATCCACAGATTCTCCGAGCTACTGGCTTGGATTACGCTGCTTAAGGAGCACATTAAATGGCTATTTCACGCGCACAACTACTAAAAGAGTTGCTCCCAGGACTGAACGCTTTGTTCGGACTTGAGTATGCAAAATATGGCGAAGAGCACAAAGAGATTTACGAAACTGAATCTTCTGAGCGTTCCTTCGAAGAAGAAACCAAACTGTCAGGCTTTAGCGCTGCACCAGTCAAAAACGAAGGCTCAGCCATCGCTTATGACAACGGTCAAGAAGCTTGGACTGCTCGTTACAACCATGAAACAATCGCAATGGGCTTCAGCTTAACTGAAGAAGCTATTGAAGATAACTTGTATGACTCATTGTCTGCTCGTTATACAAAAGCATTGGCACGTTCCATGGCTTATACCAAGCAAGTTAAGGCTGCTGCAGTATTGAACAATGGCTTTACTGCTGGCTACAACGGTGGTGACGGTCAACCTTTGTTCTCTGCTTCACATCCATTGGTTTCTGGTGGCACAAACAGCAACATTCCATCAACCGCATCTGACTTGAACGAGACTTCTTTGGAGTCTGCTGTTATTCAAATCAGCTTGTGGACAGACGAGCGTAGCTTATTGATCGCTGCTAAACCACGTAAGTTGGTTGTTCCTCCTGCTCTCCAGTTCGTTGCAACTCGCTTGCTCGAAACTGAATTGCGTGTTGGTACAAACGACAACGACATCAACGCGTTGAAGAACAACGGTTCGATTCCAGAAGGTTACACAATTAACCACTTCTTGACCGATACCAATGCATGGTTCTTGACAACTGATGTACCAAACGGCATGAAGCACTTCGAGCGTACTCCTCTCCAGAACTCTATGGATGGCGACTTCGACACAGGTAACGTACGTTACAAGTCTCGTGAGCGTTATTCATTCGGCTGGTCAGATCCACTCGGAATGTTCGGTTCCGCAGGAGCCTAATAAAAAGGGGGCCAAAAGCCCCCTTTTTTTGTTGCATTTATTTTTATTTGATGTAAGATTACTGAAACTGGGTGAATGGTCTATCAAACTGCCCCAGCAGACGCATACACGATTGATAGGCTGAACTTTGTATGAAGGACAATTTGT